CGAGGCAGGCAAAACAATATTTGAAACTGCTTTAGGAATAATAACAAAATCAAATATAAAACAAACTGAATTATTTTAACATGAAAGACAAAATACTAGAGGATTTAAAAGCAGAGTTTGACGCACGCTCGGAGGCAGGGATAAAAAAATATAACACTACCCTAGAGGATAACAACAGAGACGATTTTCTGCAACACTTAAAAGAGGAGTTAATGGACGCCGCCCTGTATATCCAAAAGCTGCAATCTGTAGAGCCTAATTACTGCCGTTGCAATATAACCTATACACTCAATGAATGAAAGCGGAGATATTATTGCAGAGTTTACAGCGTCAGAGAGAGCTATCGACGAGCTACAACAGCCGACTATTGAAATCGAAAGAACTCGCAACGCAATACGAGAAACTCAAAAACGAAACGACGGACTTAGAGCAGAGCTTAAGGCAATCCAAAAAAGAATTGAGAAAGGTTATAAAGCAATACGAGAAAGCTCAAACGAGCAGCAGAGAATTGCAGAGGCTAAAAAAGAAATCTCAAGACTTGGCGGACTCATTGCGTGGCAAGACAACCGCAGCAAACAATTTAAAACAATTATCGAAAGGGGTTATTAATAATAAGCATATATTAGAGTGATTAAATTAAGACCATACCAAAACGATATTATCCAATCCTTGCGCAACTCATTTAAAAGAAACCGCAGGACTATACTTTGCGCTCCGACAGGCGCAGGCAAAACGATAATGTTTACCTACCTAATTAGTGAGCATCTAAAGCGTGGAGGTAACGTCCTAGTATTAACTCATAGGAGCGAGCTACTTAAACAGGCGGGTAGCTCTTTCGAGAAGTTTGGACTTACTCCCGTATATATTACGAGCGGATCAAAGCCAGACCTACAAGCAAAGCTACACGTTGGAATGGTAGAAACAATAGACAGACGCAAAGAAACCTATACAAATTTCCTAGCGTCTAAAAGCCTAGTAGTAATCGACGAGGCGCATCTAAATATATTTACAAAGCTACTCCCTTTAATTAATCCCCTCGCCTACGTAATAGGAGCGACGGCTACACCAGAGCGAAAGGGTAAAGCTGCCGTATCTCTTGACGAGTTTTATACCGCCATAGTGCAACGAATAGATACACCCCAACTTATTAAGATGGGTTTCCTATGCTCTGCCAATAGCTACGGCGTGCCAATAGATACCAAAGGACTAAAGCGCACAGGAGCGGATTTTGATACCGCAAGCTATTACGAGGATAATAAAACATATATCGGAGTCGTAGATAATTGGGTACGGTTAACAGAGAATACAAAGACTTTACTATTTGCATCGAATGTAAACAGCTCTAAGGTCGTTTGCGCTCAATTTAATGCAAGAGGTTACGAGGCAAAACATATCGACGGAAACACACCTAAAAATGAGCGAGAGGCTATCCTACTATGGTACGATAAAACCCCGAAAGCTATTATCTGTAATTGCGGTATTTTAAACGCAGGGTTTGACCAACCAGACATCGAGACTATAATACTATACAGAGCGACTACCTCGCTGCCTTTATTTCTGCAAATGTGCGGACGAGGCTCAAGAACTACAGACAAACTAAACTCGTTTAATATCCTAGATTTTGGCAATAATATCAAACGGCTAGGGCATTGGGAGAATCCTAGAGACTGGAGCCTAAAAAAGAAACTTACAAGAGAGCAACCTGCGCCCGTAAAAGATTGCCCGAAATGTAAAGCTATACTATTAGCCTCTGCTAAAGTCTGCCCTTATTGCGAGCATAAATTCATAAATAAAAAGGAGGCAGAGATTGCTAGGCTAGAGCTAATAAAAAACGAGGTAATTAAAAAATACAGCGATATGTCAAACGCAGAGCTTGCGCAGGCGGTACATGACAAATACATAACGGCGGCGTGGGTATTGCATCGTAAAACTTGCAGGCTAGACGCTAGAGATTTTCTTGAGGCGGTAGGATATAAAAAGAGTTTTGAGTATGTAAATAAAAAAAGATTTAAAGTTTTTAGTTAAAAAAGTTGTTTATAAGTTATAAGTTTATATATCTTTGAAAAAACAAAATTTTATATTATGAAAAACTTACTACAAACATTAAGACCAGATTTAAAGGATAAGCTATCTTTATTAAACGAGGAGTATCCATTTACAGCGCATCGAATTATTAAAGACCTAGAGGCAACCGATAACGTTTACGACGTTACGTTTTTAACTATGGCAACTATGCAGAAATTTCTAGGGGTTAACCTAGACGATTTTTACTTTATATTTGAGCCAGATGTTGAGCGAGGTTAAAATAAATTAAATTATGGAGATTTACAAGACAACAAATAAAAAAACAGGTCAATACTATATAGGTTTAAATACAACCTCTAACCCTAATTATTTAGGTAGTGGAGTTGAATTAAAAAAACAAATTGAAAAATATGGTAAAAAAAATTTTATAAAAGAAATACTTTGTTTAGTTACATCTAATTCAACAGATGAAAATATATTAAGAAAAATAGAACACGCTTATATATTAAATCATATAGACAATAAAAATTGCCTAAATAAATCTATTGGCTATAACAAAGCAAAAAAAACAAAATTTAATTATCATAAAAATAGATACGAAAGTTTAAAAAATGATTTAAAATTAATTTCAACTTTAACTAGGGTATACAAAATTGATGGCGTTACTCCTTTTGATGGCTATGGTAATATATTTATATATAATGGAATTAAATATATCAAAGAGCAAATTCGTTATGCAATCAAATTTAGTAGAGATGTTGAGCGAGGTTAAAATACAAACACAGATATTTCAATGGCATTGGAATAGCTTTCCAGACGAGCGAGGTTTACTTTGCTATAACCTAAATAACTCTGCCAACAAAATAGACGGCAATAGAAACAAAGCGCTCGGATTAATCAAAGGACGCTCCGATATGGTTTACTATTATCAAAGCTCTGCCTATATGATTGAGTTAAAAAACGCTAAAGGAAAGCAAAGCAAAGAACAAATACTATGGCAGGAACTATTAGAGTCTCAAGGATTCACATACGTAGTTATCCGCAGCCTAGAGGAGTTTAAACAATTTAAGGAACAACTATGTTAAAAACAATAAGAGACGCAGTACAAAAAGTAACAAGGCTAAGTATAAACAAGGATACACGAGCGAGGGAGTATGTTATGGCTAGGTGCCTATATTATCACTTTGCTAAAGAGTTAACCAAAAAGTCGCTAACTGAGATAGGAGCGTCAACGAAACACAATCACGCTACAGTAATACACTCGCTTAAAAAATTTAATGTACATTACAAATTTGACGAGGATTTTAAAAAGCACTATAATATTTTAGTTAGTATATTACAGCCTACTCCCTCCGCCGAAGATATTATTGCAGAGGTCGGCTCGATTGACGAGGTAATAAAACAGAGGCAGGATTTAATAGACGCCAATATAAAACTAGCCTTAAAGATTAAAAAGCTAAAAGAAAACCTCCCCGATTTCGATAAGTATTTCGAGGGCATACCAGAGGAGAGAATTCAATTTTTTATTAATAACCAAATGAGCGCCTTTATAAAAATGGAACGCGCTACACTAAAAAAGCAACAAAGTTATGAGCAAGCAAATGCCAAAATTAGAGAAACAAAGCAAACCGTTAAACAAGCAAGTTTTGAGGAAACGGGTATCCGAGTTAGAGACAAGGCTAAACAATTTACACTCCCTAGTTAAAGATATAGCACACAACCAAGAGGCAATAGTAACCGCCCTATCGTCTAACGAGATTAAAGACGTAGACGAGGCACAAAAAACCGAATAGCATGAATTACGACCTAATAGATAACATCGAAGTAGACGGAATAGATACAAACGATTACCCAGACTTTACAGACGCTTTTATAGTCTCGGCAGACTACGACGGCGAGGCAATGACAGACGAGCAGCTAGAGGCTTTAAACGAGGACTACAGCTTTGTACACGATTGCGTATATACACATCTTTTTTAAATGACGATACCCGTAATATTTGACAATCCTCACGTATTTTTTGAGGAGGCTACAAAACAAAACTATACAGATGCGCACGATTTATTCTACCGCAGTATGGTAGAGTATTTATTAGACGAGTCGATTCAGTACGTATGTACGTTTATTTATAACGATTACGACAAATATTTATTCGAGCCAGAATCCGAAGAGGATGAGCAAATACTCTCTAGAGATGCGCTGCTATACTTTGAATATATCGAGGAGTACGAAACTTGTCAGTTAATATTTGAGGTTTTAAACATTGAGGACTAGGTAGTTATAAAAAATGTTGTTTTTTCTTTGGTGGTAACTAAAAAAGTATTGTATATTTACAAAAACAAAAACAAACAGATATGATTTTTATAATTGAACTTGAAAACAAAATAACTGGAAAAGTAACAACAAATGAAATGAATGTTATTACAGATAATCCAAAAAAGTTTAAAGATGATTATTGCAGAAGAATGCGTAGTGCTTATTTAAGAGCTATCACAGCAGAAGTTGTATCAAGAATGTATGTTAAATAATTAAAACAAAACTATGGAATTAAAAACAACACTTGACAAACTATTTGACAAAGACCTAGCTTTAACCTCTAGGCAACAGCATATTTTAATCGAGATTATTGGCGCTCATTCAAGGCACGAATTTAACGCAGGATTTCAAGCTGCAAAAGATATAAGATAATGAACTGGACTTTACAAATAGCTTTCCATTATCCTCACGATCGTTTC